TGAAACAGACCGCCGAAATCCGAAGGTATAAGGCCGAGATAAATCAACTCCGGTTGATAAGTGAACATCAAGAGCTTGAAATTAAAGTCATCGAGCAAAAGGCGAAGCTCGATAATCTCAAGAGAGGTGTACCACCAATGCCGCCAGCAGAATCGCCGCGCGAGCAAGAATTAAGAAGAAAAGTTGAAGAGGGAAAGAAAAAGAACAAATGAGCTGGTCGCAACAAACATCACAAGGGTATGAAGTAAAGAAGTGCCGGCATCGAGTCATAAGTTATTGTCGAGGAATCGGTCTCGACCTCGGTTGTGGCGAGGAGAAAATCTGTCCGCAGGCGATAGGGATAGACGTCAATGGTGAGAAGGCCGATATTAACATTGACCTATCGGCCAACGATTCGCTGCGTATCTTTAGCGACTGCCATTTCGATTACGTTTTTAGCTCGCATTGCCTTGAGGATTTTCTCACAACGGAGGCAATTTTGCGGGAATGGTGGCGGGTGATTCGGCCCGGCGGATACTTGATTCTCTACGGTCCCGACCCTGATTACTACCCTCGAATCGGCACGGAAGGCGCTAATCCCAAACACGAAAAAGACTTACGCTGGCAGGATGTCTGGCAGATACTTAAGGGGCTTGGCAGCGCAAAAAGGGTTCACGCCAGTAGGCATAACGAATCAAACGAATATAGCTGGCAACTCATCGTGCAGAAGAAAAATGGCTTTATAAAAAGACCTCTTGAGATGCTCGCAGGTATAAAGCATACCGATTCTATCGCCTATCCCAGAAAGAAAAAGACCAAAAAGGAGTGTCTGATAATCCGCTATGGTGCGTTGGGCGATACGATTTGGGTAACGCCGGCCTTGAGGCAACTCAAGAAAGAGGGTTATTATATCGTTTATAACTGCACCGATTACTCGGCGCAGGTCTTGAGAGAGAACCCGAATATAGACGAATTTCTGGTTCAGGAAAAAGGTGCGATACCAGATAGTGAACTTGAAGATTACTGGACTGCGATAGGTAAGGGTTTTGAGAGAGTTATAAACTTTACCCGCTCCGTGGAAGGGACGTTACTCGTCCGTGAAGGAGAAGAGGCATTCAACTGGTCTCACAATAAGCGTCATCGGGAGTGCAACGTCAACTATATTGAAAGAACAATGAAGGTCGCCGGGTATCCGCAATTGAAAGGCCAACAACCAGAATTGTTCTTTTCAGAGGACGAGGAAAATCTCGCCCGAATGTTCAAAAACAATCTAAAAGGCCGGTTTAGTATCCTGTGGTCTCTGGCGGGCTCGGCTTTTCATAAAGGGTATCCCTGGAGTCCATACATTGCAGGGGAACTACGGCAGAAACACGATGATATCGTTGTTGTAACGGTGGGTGATAACGCCTCGAAACTAATCGAATGGAATCTACCCAATACGGCGAACAAATCCGGAGTATTTACTGTTCGTCAATCAATGATTCTAACAAAGTATGTCAACTTGGTAATAGGACCGGAGACGGGTATTCTTAATGCGGCATCCTGTTTTGATACACCCAAAATTGTCTTGTTGAGCCATTCGTCCGAGGAAAATCTCACGAAATACTGGAGGAATTGCACCGCCTTAAGACCTTCGGATTGCAAATGCTATCCCTGCCATAAACTTATTTACTCGAGCGCAAATATATGTCCGAGAGGCAAACGTGGAATCGCCGCACGGTGTATGGAGAACGTAAATCCGCGTCAAGTATACGAAGCAATAAAAAAATATCACGAAAGGTGGCAAAAAAATGGCAAAACAGATGTTGAACGAAAAGAAGCCCTACGGAGTTTATCTGGAGGGAGACCAGTCGTTCTTGGGTCAAGACGGAAAGCTGTTTGACAGGAGAACCAAAGAGTTCGTCCGAGACCTCAATGCAGTAGAATCTACTAAGGCGGAAACCACCGCGAAACCCTCTGCTGCGAAACCCCCCAAGGCAAAATCTACTAAAGCGAAAACTGCTAAGGCAAAACCTGTTAAGGTGAAAACCGATGACAATAGCGAACCTACGGACGAAGATAGAAAATAACTGGCCGGATGGTCTGGCTACCGACCTTGGTATTACTGTGGTCAATGGTGGCACCCTTGACGGTTGGGTCAACGATATGCAACGGCGGATATGCAGAACCTTCGATTTCTCGTGGATGAAACAGCAGGTATATCGAGATACAACCACTTTGAGACAATACTATGCTCTGCCGACCGCCAGTGATACCGGTTGGACGGATGTTGACGGCGGCACAGTCCTTAAATTCAAAGGCGAAGTGAAGGGCAATTGCTGGCTCAAGACCGCTATTAATTACAGGAAACAACTACTCAAGCGCCTTAAAACGAGCATAGAAGAAGACAGTTACTTTGACAATACGGCGGGGCACGGAATACCAGAGTGCTACTACGTCAATGCCAGTAATATCTGGCTCTACAGAAAGCCCGACCACAACTACAATAGCAATACTGCTTTTGTCCTTTACCTCTTGTTCTATGGCTATCTCGCCGACCTTTCGGACAGTAATACCAGCAACATTCTTACAACGACATACCCAGAGGTTCTCAAATATGCTGCTACGGCAATGGGATTCCGATACGCCCACGATTTAGATATGGCGGAATACTATATGAGCAAGGCGACGGAAATTTTCAACGAGATGGTTCAGGCCGACCGCATCGCCGAGCTTGCGGGAATAGAGGAGGGAATGCAGCCAGCGAAAGGGCAGTCGCTCGGTGCGGTAGAAAGAAAGGGAGCTGTTTTCGTTCAGAACCCAGACTGGTATAGCGGCTAAAAGTTAAGAAATTAGGATAATCTGGAAGATGACCCTTGTGTATCCAATTTTGGATGTATGAGGGTTTTGTTTTTAGGAGATATATTATGGCCACGTTCACCCGAAACTGGTCGGCGGCAAGTCCCACAGACAGCGATTATGCCAACGAGATAGACAATTTTATGCGTAATCTTCGAGTCGATGTTTCGGACAGATTGGCTGACATTATTTACGGCTTTACCGCCGGCGAAAACGATGGGCTTCCGGGCATAAAAGAGGCGATATTCAAACAGCAAGCATCTGCGCCTGGCACGCCTAACGCCGATGAGATTGTCCTTTATGCCCTCGATGATGGGATAAATTGCGGATTGTATGCAAAGCAGGAAGATGGATATCTCTGTCAGATTCTAAAGAAAGTAGGCACAACTTTAAGGTTGAATGGTGCTGTTATAGCAGCAATAGCGGCAGGTGCTTATGCGGCAGATTCGATAGACGAAGATGACATCCGGCTTGCGAATAATGCCTATCTTACAGCAAGAAACCAAGCTGGTGATGGTGATGTTAATCTGATTAAGGCAGGCGCGAATAACTTACCCACACTTCCGGATAGTGCAGAGATGGCCTCTGACGCCGCACCGGTAGAAGATGAAGCTATTACCAACAAGAAATATGTAGATGACCGAGACGCCAGCGCAGGATTTTGGCATACTGATGGTTCAACAGTTTTCAATACAAGCATGACAGCTGCTAATACTTTTCAAGATTTGGATTTGTCGGCCAAGGTTGGTTCTAACGCCGCTTTAGTTTTTCTTGAAGTTCATAACAATGGTAGTGACCTTTTTGTTTGCAAACCCAAAGGATATGGCAGCGCTACATTTAGTAAGCATAATCCTGGTGCAGATACCCAGGGTTTTGGTTGCTGTCTTATAGACCACAATACTGACGACTATGGATATGTTACTGTAGCAACCGACAGTAGTGGAGTAATTCAAATTGGGTCGGGCAGCAACAGTGAAACTTTTACAATTAAACTCGTTGGATACGTCAAATAATGCCAATCCAAATACAACCAATTATAGCCCCGCTCGGTGCATTGAACCTTTCGCTTCCGCCAGACCTCATTTCCGACCTTGAAATGAGCGATTGTGAGAATGTATTTCTCGAATCTGGGTTAGTCAAAAAGCGATATGGCTATCCTCAATTCGGAGACAATCTGCCCTTGCCCGGTGTCTTTGTTGGTTCAGACCAGTTTTACCTTTTTGGTGGCGGTGATTATCTGCTGGCGATTACCACAAAAGGAATCTGGCGATATGACTCAAACAATGGATATTGGGAAACCATAATGACTACGGAGGTCGAGGATGACTGTGAGACAACGTGGACTAATAAGACAAATGTAGTCGTTGCCGATGAAGGCACTATCAAAAAAGTAGGGACATATAGCCAGAAAATCAGTCCCACCAGTGGTTTTGATAATGGTCTTTTGGCTTACCGAGACCAAGCGCTTGGCGATAAGAGCGCCTACGGCGTGGTTCGTTTATGGATTCGTTCCTCGATAGCTTTGGATGCGGGCGATTTGCAGTTTATCATTTCTAATTCCGCAACTTGCGCAACAGAGGAAGAGGCGATAGATCTGCCGGCATTAACGGCGGATACCTGGAAACTTGTTTTTGTTGCTATGGCTGACCCGACAGGTATAAATTCCATCGACTCTTTGGGATTGAAAGCCACAAGTGATTTCGGTGCTTGTGATATTTACATTGATGATATTCAGTTCGTGGATGTCTTTGACTCCACCCTTGCTTACGATGCAGATTCTACGGATTTACCCTCTTTCGATTACATCCGTAAAAATACCGAGGAGGAACCTTGGTGGATATTTACTAATGGTGTTGACGCTATAAAGAAATGGGACAAATCAGATGACGGCAATGGTGTTATAGAGAACTTAATAACCAGTTACCCGAGCGGCGTAACCGCATTGCTTGCCACTGAATTAGTAGAGTTCAAAGGCCATTTGTTGTTATTCGATGTAAGTGAAGATGGCGACAGATACCCACAACGGGTGCGATGGTCTGATACTGCCGTTCCTGATGATTTTGTTAATGGTAACGCCTCCTTCGTTGATTTGGGTGGTGCGGATTGGATAAAAGCAACTGTAAAGTTCAAAGGAGATTACCTTGTCGTATTTAAGGATAGAAGTATCTGGGTTGGTTACGCTACTGGCGATAGTGATATATTTCAATTTGACCAGAAGGTAACCGGCGCAGGATGTGCCGCCGCCAAAACCGTTGAGTCTCTCGGAGACGAACTTATCTTTTTGGGCTGGGATGATGTCTATGTCTTTAATGGTATAGATTACGAATCAATCGGTGGTAATATCCAAAAAGAACTTTTTGACACAATGAATCCGGAGGCGATAGATAAATGCTTTGGTGTTATCGTTGAGGAACAAAAAGAATACTGGCTATTCGTGCCTTCCACCGATTCCGATTATTGCGATACCGCCTGGGTGTTCAATTACGATTTGAACAAATGGACAAAACATACTTTCGCCGACAGTCTTTCGTCTTTTGGCTACTATGAAAAACAGGCGCAACTTACTGTCGGCGATTTAGCCGGCACTATCGGCGAGCAGACCTGGAGGTTCGGTGATAGAACTATTTTGAAAGCCGCCCCAACCACTCTTTTCGGTGATATAAACGGCTACATTTACGAATATGACCGATTGATTAACAACGACGATGGGACCACGATAGACGGGTGGTTTTCAACGAAGGATTTTATTTTTACACAGCTTATGGAGCGTATGAGACTTCTCCGTATGGACGTTTATTTCAGTGGCGGCGGAACGCTTGATGTGGCCTATTCGACAGACAGGGGTGTTACTTGGGCTGGAGAACGGACTTTGGCCGCCAATAGCGATTTTAGTATCAGGCGGGCATACTGGCGGGTTGATTGTGGTATGGTTAGATTCAGGTATAGGAATAATGTCGCTGGCGAGCATTTCGACTTTCGTGAGGCAAGGATATATTGGCAACCGGCAGGAAGGAGGATGTAGTGGCTAAACTTTTAAGAAGTCAATTATTTCCTTCTACGACCAAAATTGAAGACTCTGCTACGAGGAGTTTTGCAGAAAAGCTCATTACTTTTTTGGATGACACTTTTCGTAAGATTGCCAATATCCCTTTCAATCAATCGGAAAAACTGGCCGTAGCTGATACTGGCAATGCCAATACCGAGTTCAGCGTTACTCAATATCTTGGCAGGGTTCCGAATGGGTTTATTTTAACGAAATCTGATAAGGCGTGTTCTGTCTATGATTCAGGAACGGCTTGGACGACAACTTTGGTATATCTAAAATGCGATACGGCTAATGTAGCTATTGAAATATATGTATTCTGATGGAAGTTATAATCTATAAAGATAATGTCGAGAAGTTGCGGCCTGTTATGACCTTGTGGCGGCAGGAAGCCAGAATAGAACAGTTCGGTATAAGTTTCGATTGGGAAACGTATATCAAGGATTTGCAACATTTGGCAAACGATGAGAACTCCGATTTGTTGGTTTTAATGGACAACGAACCTATCGGGTATATGGGAATACAATGTTTCAATAGCCCTTTGGGCGAGCAGAAAATAGCAAACGAACATTATTGGTATGTCTGTCCGGAAAAGCGAGGTATGGGTAGTATGCGACTTTTTCGTGCAGCAAAGAACTGGGCGACACAAAAGGGATGCACGCACCTTGTTATGAACGCTTCTATGATGGCAAGCTCTTTGCACGACAAGGTGTGTATGCTTTACGAGAGAGTTGGAATGAGAAAATTTGAAACATCTTATATTGCCGAGGTGTAATTATGGGTTGTTTTGTCAAAGAGGAAGAAGTTAAAAGGACGCCAGAGGCCTTTCCTGGCCAACAAGCATATACGGGAAGTCTTGCCGAGGCCTCCAAGCCCGGTGCACTTAAAAGGTTAGGAATGGCTGGTGTGGGTTATCCCGGTGAG